AGCGGGGTAAGACATGGATGCTCATTCAGCTTGCCAAAATGGCGATGATACACAGGCTCAAGGTGTGTCATATCACCCTTGAAATGTCTGAAGATAGATCTGCCCAACGCTACCTGCAAGCCTTGTTTGCGATGTCCAAGCGGCCTGAGAAGCAAATAGTAACCAAGTTTGAGCGCGACCAGCTAGGGCGCTTAACAGGCTTAGGTGAGGCCGAAATTAAACCAAGCTTGCACATGCAGGATCCAAAAATCAGAGAAAAGCTGGAGAAGAAAATTGACAAATTTGGAAGCCGCCTTCTGGATAACATTATCGTTAAGCAGTTTCCCACTGGTTCTCTTACTGTTAGGCAGCTTAGCGCATACCTCGATGCGCTCGAGAGTAATGAACGGTTTGTCCCTGATTTGCTTATTGTTGATTATCCTGATCTCATGGACGTTGACAAGAACAACTACAGGCTAAGCATTGACGAAATTTACAAGGAATTGCGGGGCATTGCAGTACAGCGGAACTTAGCCCTAGCTGTGGTCAGTCAAGGCAACCGCAGTTCTGAAAAAGCCAAGAACGTAGGTTCCGCCCATGTAGCGGAAGCATGGAGCAAAATTGCTCATGCCGACTGCATCATCACGTATAACCAAACCGAGGCCGAGCATAAAATGGGCTTGGCCCGGCTGTATGTGGCGGGTGGCAGAAATGATGAAGACAAAGTTACACTGGTAGTCTCACAAAACTACGCAATGGGCGTGTTTGTGGTTGATTCCATCTTGATGAATGGTGCCAATTATTGGTCCAACTTACCCCAAACCGGACGTGATGATGATGAAGAGGATCAGGCTTAAACAGCCAATTTTTGTGGCTCCCAAACGCAATAGGGACTATTTCAGGCTCAGGTGGTATTGGTTAGTTGAACTCTACAACATCAGGGCTAAACGGAAACTAGGTACTGCCTCAAAAAAGGATATCAAAGTAGCTCAGCGTGAGCTAGTTAGAATAAGGAAAGATGAACACAAATAACCCGTGTGTAGCGCAGCCCGGTTAGCGTACCTGATTTGGAGTCAGGGGGTCGTAGGTTCAAATCCTACCACACGGACCAACATTGAAAGAAGCAAATGACTGACGTACCTGAAGAAGATAAGAAAACACCCCGCACTCAGGATGAAATCATCCTGCAAATGACCAAGGAAGCACAGCGTGTGGAGCGCCGCATTGGCGCACAGGCCTGTGTGGTCATTTGCTTCTTTGAGGATGGCAACAAGCAAATCAGGGTGCAGGACGCTGGGCGCTTTCCCATGCCCCCAGACAAATTCTATGATCTGATGGTGCAGGCCCACGTTAACGGCCAACTTACTGGTGGCCCAAAGAAGCGCATCATAAAGCCACACTAATGTCACTCCAGTGCATCATGTGTGGTCACAAGACCACGGTTGTGCAGACTTCAGGCATCTATAGGCGTAGACGGTGCCTGAAGTGCAGATATAACTTCCAAACTCAAGAAACCACTTACTGGCCTAAACGGGGTGAAAGCCCATTCCACAACGCTAAGAAGAAAAATGATCAACAAGAAGGTTGTAGAGAAATTCCTAAAGCGAAAGCTGGCCAATCATGATTGGCTAAAAAGGCTTGAGCGTTGGGATCTTCTTGAAGAACTTTCTGATGAAGCATTTCGGGTTCCCGGCATTGATAAACTGTGGAACCATCAGCTTGCTTGCTTCCTGCTAGTCACCGTACTGAAGCGCTTCATGCTTCACATAGACATGGGTGGTGGCAAAACGTCCATTACCCTGTTTTCAATCCTTTACCGCAAGGTGTTTGGTCAGGCTCCCAAAGCCATCATCTTTGTGCCTTATGTCACAGCGGTAGATACATGGATTGAGGAGTGTAAAAAGATGACTCCTCAGTTGAAGCTGGTACCCCTCATTGGCACTACTATCCAAAACCGCCGCCTGCTTGAGGAAAAGGACGGAGACGTGTTTGTCATATGCTACGCCAGCGCTGTTGCCATGCTGGCTGAGGATAACCCTAAGAAAAAAGGATGGACCATTGACCCGAAAGTCACTCGGAAGGTCTTTGAAGGATTCGATACTTTTGTGGCAGATGAGATTCACAAATGTAGTGACATTAGTACTCTTACTTACCGCATGTGCCGCGCTATTAGTCTTGAATGCCCTTATGGCATTGGATTGTCTGGCACACCGTTTGGTAAGAATGTGGAGGACATTTGGGCGCAGTTCTACCTGATTGATTTTGGTGCCACCCTTGGGGAAACCAAGGGCTTATTTCAGGAAGCATTTTTCACTGAGAAGCAAAACTTCTTCAGTGGCTTTAAAGAGTATCAGTTTGACAAAAAGAAAATGCCCCTGCTGAATAGGGTGATCAAGAACAACTCAATTCACTATGCCGCCAGTGAGATGCATGATCTACCCAAGAAGCGGTATATCAAGGTCAAGTTGCCGCTTCCTACGGCCATGGAAGGCTATGTGAGCATTGCTGCGGCGCAGTTTATTGCAGCTATCAAAAGCAAGGATACTTCTAACCGCTTCAGGGTAGCGGAAGTTTCCTATATGCAGCTAAGGCAGCTAGCCTCAGGCTTTATGACCGTGGATGGTCAGAACAGTGAAAAGGTGAAGGTTGCCTTTGACAACAACCCGAAGCTTGACCTTCTGGAAGAGAAAATTGATGGAATGCCTACTGATTCTAAAATGGTAGTGTTCCACCACTTCATCTACACTAATAAGCTGATTTCTGATCGTCTGACCAAGTTGAAAATTGGCCATGCCCGTATATGGTCAGGCCAGAAAGACATCATTGGTGAATTAAAGAAGTTTAGGGAAGACCCAAAGTGTCGGGTGCTCGTCCTTAATGACCAATCCGGCTCAAATTCCTTGAACCTACAGCATGCCAACTATATGTTCTATTTTGAACAACCCGATTCTGCCATAAACAGGCAACAGGGTGAAAAGCGTATCTATAGGGCAGGGCAATCAAAGCCTGTCTTTTTCATTGATCCATTTATGGAGGGCACTGTTGACGAGCGCATATATTTTGCAAATCAACAGGGCAAGAAGCTACTGCAAGAACTGCTAACAGGATCGAGTAAACTATGAAAAATCCATTCAAAATGGAATTTGTATCCCAGCAAGAGACTGGGTTGCGGTATCAGATGTATCAGAAGTTTGCCGCTGAGCATGACATTGACGTGTTCTGTGAGGCAATTACCGTGGCCCTCCCTAAGGGGAAGTACACAGTGACGGATGTTCTTCAAAAGGTGAAATCGTACATGGTCAATGCCCGGGCAGTAATGCCCTTGGGGTTGAACGATAGCATGATCACTGGTGAATACGTCATAGGTAACTTTGGGGGCCTTCCAGCCCTTGTCTATGTCTACATCAACTATTACGATGATGTTCTGAAATTCACCTTTAACATCATGTCCACTGCTGAGGTATCTGCCGCCATCCACTCTAGGATCAAGTCTGATTTCTACAATGAGTCCCTTCCAAACGTATTGTGGTGGTTCACGGGAAGGCATGGGGCTGATACCAAAGAGTTCTACATGCCAACGGACGTACCAAGCATTAAGCCCGAGTATTACCCTGATATGGCTGACCCTGAGCGGTACATTGCCGATTACATTGCTTCTGACGAGTCAATTCTGCTGATTGCTGGACCACCCGGCACCGGCAAGACTACGCTGCTGCGGCATATGATCGTCAAATATAAGCTGACCACGCACATCATCTTTGATGAAAGGCTGATGCAAAGCGACGCACCGTTTCAGTCATTTCTGTTCAGTGAGAACCGACCGGCATCCAATGATGAAGGTGAAGAGGATGGTGGTGAGGCAATGATCATTGAGGACGCTGACACCGTACTGGCATCAAGGGAGCGTGATGGGAACACCCTTATGTCACGTTTTCTAAATGTGTCAGATGGTATTATCAAAATGCCAAACAAGAAGTTGATCTTCACCACCAACATTGTCAACATTGAGAATGTTGATCAGGCCATCTTGAGGCCGGGAAGGTGCTTTGGGGTACTTCACACCCGGGCATTGAACCTGACCGAGGCCCAAGCCGCTGCTAGGGCAGCAGGCATGCCTATCCCATTTGAGCGCAGGGAGTACGCCCTTGCTGAGATATTCAATCAGGGCAAAACCCAACTTGTCAGGGGCGTAGGATTTGGTGTGAGGCACTAAATGGACTGGCAACGGTTCTTAGAAGAGAACAACATCCATTTTGTGACCCGTGGCCCCAACACTAAACGGGGGGAAATGAGCATTCATTGCCCCCTATGTGGCCCTGATGATCCTTCTGAGCATTTGGGCATTAACCCTACCAGTGGCTTCTGGGGGTGCCTTCGTGACCAAAGCCACAGGGGCAAGTCGGCCCGCACACTGGTTAAGCTAATCCTTGGCTGTTCCAGCACTCAGGCTGGGCTTATTGTCAAACAGTACAGCCACAGTGATCCTGACACATTAGAAGCCGTGCTTGAGTCTCTAGGTGCTGGTGGTAAGGGGACTATTTTGCGTGAGTTAGAAGCTCAAGAGAAGTCCAAGTATCTAGATACTGAACGTCAATTCAATGCTTTTACTAAGATAAGGCCACGGGGCATCACCAAACGGTTTTTTCAGTATCTAGTAGCCCGTGGCTATAACAACCCTAAAGATATAATTGAGTATTATGATTTGCGATGCGCGCTGACTGGGCGCTATAAGGATAGGATAATAATTCCAGTCAGGCATGCAGGTGAGCTATTGGGATGGACCAGCCGGGCTATAGCGGCAACCGTCAATGCCCCGCGTTACCTTGCCAGTTCCGAGGACGTCAAAACTACCCTATTCAACTACGATGAATTGGTAAAAGGTGGAGAACGACTGTTCATTGTAGAAGGCCCGTTTGATGCTATCAGAATGGATAGCTTTGGCCTTGAGGCTGCCAAAGTGGGTGAATGGGATCCAAACCTTAAAATGGTTGATTACCGAGCCACCTGTACGTTTGGAACGTCCGTTGCCATCAGCCAGATAGTCCTGTTACGCACCTTGGTTAAGAAGTTTGATGAAACCTATATTCTGTTTGATAAGGGGGCAGAGGGGCCAGCCAACAATTTGGCAGATTGGACAGGTGCTAAGCTAGCATACCTGCCACACGGCGTAGATGATCCGGGTGATTTAGAAGATTTTGATCTATCCCATTTTTCAGATAGGATGTATAAAGGCTGGCACAGAATGCCTAGGATTGGCAGAAAAGCATCTAAGCAGATAGCTGAAATGATGGCAAAGAATAATGCCCTGCTGCAAACTATGTTATCTGGACCTGCACCTACCGGCGTTAGCAATAAATCAACCTTTTGGTCCAACAAAAAATAGGACCCCAACGCCTAGTGGCTGGCTTCCTGTAAACCGTTTTGGCAACCTACCGCCCCGACTCACCAAAACATCTAGGGGCTTATGATGCAAGCATCACGGAAGCGTGTCCGTCTTTCATGGCACCCCACATGGACGCCACAAATTGAAAAATGGACAGCGTGGCAGATACAAAAAAACTTGTGGCGTTTTGATCGGGCTGAGGATGTTGATGACATAATGCAGGATGCCCACCTGCTGTGGGTAAAGCTGGAACGTAAATACCCCATTGTCAACGAAGCCGCTCACTTCGTGGCACTCTACAAAACCTCACTAAGCCGGATGTTTCTTGACAAGGTTAAAAGAAAAAGCCGTTCAATTAGTAGTTTTCCCACTGAGGAACTTACTGAAGAACTTAGTCTAGAGGGAATGCCCAATCTAGGGCATTTAAACTTACTTCTTGAAGAAATTCCTGATGAATTGAAAAGCGTCCTTCGGGCCTTGACTACAGGACGTGTCCGGCTCAAGCTGGATAGACCACCACCCAAGAAGCCCCGCCCAAGAGAAAACTTCAATATGCGCTTAAAGCGGCAATTGTCCTTAGGCATGGATGATCCGGTTGGTGAATTACGCAGCTACTTTATCAACTCTTAGAGGGAACAATGCACGAAGTTGAAAAAGAACTAATCAAAGCAACCGGCTACAAGCCCTTGCGTAAATTTTCAGATAGACAGGACTACCTTAAGTCTATTCTGAACGCGGTATCCAAGCTTGAAGATGCTGACTTTGAACACTTATCTGACGAAGCCGCTACATGGGCTAATGCTGCCGTAGAAGCGCACAATGCCAAGGATGTTGACCTGCCTGATTTTGACGAGGTGGGTGATCCTGAAGAGGAAATTGAAGAAGTTGAGGTTGAAGCTGGGGCAGTCATTGAACATGATCCCGGCCCTGATGATGAAGCTGAGGGCCAGCCTGAGGATGAACTTCCACATGATGATGAACTTCATGAGGATGATGATGAAGATGAACCTGAGGTAAAGCCAACCAAGGCCAAGAAGGCTGCACCCAAGAAGCCAGAACAAAAGGAGCCAACTCTCCGGAAGGTTGCCCCGGTAACCAAAACCCACAAGGATGACCCTGAGGTAGAACTTGATAAGTGGGGTGCCATGGCGGGAAGTAAGAACTCCCGTGCCCTTGCCATGTTTGAGAAGGGTGCAACCACCAAAGAGGTCAAGGACACTATTGGTGGCACCTACTACAACGTTCTCAAGAAAATGGCCCAGAACGGTCATAAGGTTGAGAAGGAAGGAAGCCTTATTAAGCTGACCCATACGGATGATATGAAGTCAGGTAAGGCTGCAGTGAAGAAAAAGAAGTAAGGGTGACCTTGGTGGGCTGCAGGACTTCTAACCCCACGCAGCGGGGGTTCGAATCCCCCTCACACCGCCAAAGAAAGGATAAAAGTATGTTGTAGATTACCACGTGGACCTCCCTAAGGGGCCAAGCTTAGCGTACCCCTTTCCAATCCCCCTAGGAGAACTGTGATGAAATCACATCTGAAAGTTAAAGTGTATTCCTTGATGACTGAGATGACTTACATCAGGCGTCAGGAAGAGAAGTGGAAAACTCACGCTAGAATTGCCCGTCAAAGACAAAAGGAAAACTCAGTCAAGTACGCTGAGTCCAACTTTTGGTCGCGGCGATTAAAGAACTTTATTGGGAGGGGCACAGCCAACATACTGTGGCAAGCAAATTTGGAATATCCCAATCGACTGTTTCAACTATTGTTCGCAACATCAGGCGGGCATAATGCTTTTCAAGAAATTTGATCAAACGAGCGGAAAAACATTGGTCACATCTAGGCCGTTGTTGATAACCCCTAAACAAGCATATGTGCGACCCACGCAAGGGAAAGATTGGTTTTCAACTACAACTACAATATGGTCCGTTGACGAAATTATCAAAAGGCGGGTCCGTGATTGGCGCAGGCTGACCGGGGAAACCGGCCACACAGGCGCTAGGGACCAGTCATTCAGGGAAGATCATAACTCGGTTTACACCGGCACACATTCAGTGTTCCCGGCCCCACTCATGGAAATGATTATAGTCAGGTATGGAGGCGCAGTTGGCTCTCACATCTTGGATGCTTTTGCCGGTGGTCCTCCTCGCGGACTGGTTTCTGCTATTATGGGGCACCGCTACACAGGCTTTGAAATACGCCAAGAACAGATTGATGAAAATGAGGCGCTTCTGAAGCGCCTGAAACTCACGGGAGCTACGTATGTCAAATCTGATGGCAGATTTCTCGACATGGCTAGTAATGACACTCTTTTTGATTGTGCTATTACCTGCCCGCCGTATTTCGATCTCGAAGTCTACAGCGATCAACATGATGATATTAGTAATCTTGGCAGCTATTCTGAGTTTAATGCTTCTATGTGGCTATGCGCTCATGCCCATCGTGAGCGGATGAAACCGGGCTCTTTCGTATGTATCATTGTGGGCCTGTTCAGGGACAAAAAAGGGGAACTGATAGACTTCCCCGCTGACACAGTGGAGAACTTTCGTGACGCAGGCTTCATATACTGGCAGAATATCATCCTATCTAAGAACTTTGCCTCAGCAGCGGTTCGTGCAGGCAATGCGTGGAAGGGTCAAAAACTCGTTCCTAGGCACGAAAATCTCCTCATATTTAGGACGCCGTCCTAGTCAATTCCAAATTGACCAATGGAACACCATATTCAGCCTTTTGAACAAACCCAGAAATTGGGTATTCCATCACCCATATGCCTTAGAAAATAAAACCGAAAAGATGCGTGTGTGGATGACAAACAGGTATTACGGAACTGATTTTGAAGTTCAGGGCAGGAAATATGGTGGCGTAAACTTATTGGGGTTTTTAAGTCCGTGGCGACATAGAATACTGAAAGTTGCCAACAAAACTGCAAGTTCCCAATGGGTAAAGAAGTGGTCTTTCGAAGGTGATGGATACAAGGAGTGGTACTGATGCAACGCGCTGAGTTAGTGAAAACACTAGAACTAATCAAACCCGCCCTAGCCACCAACAACATGGTACCAATCTTCCAATGCTTCAACTTTAATGGGAATTCAGTATCAGCCTACGATGACACAATTGCCATTATGGGGCCTACTGAAGAGACTGTTGAGTTTGCCATACATGGCAATACTCTATTGGGCCTGCTGAACAACAGCCGGGCAGAGGAAGTAAACATAGGCTTTACTGATAGCTGCAACATTACCTTGGGTAAGACGGTCAGCAAGTTCCCGTTCATGGATAAGACTGACTTTATCTTCACCCCACCAGAAGGTAAATTCCCAAACAAGCTTAACTTTACAGAAGGTGTAGCCAATGCCCTTAAAACCTGTCTCGAAACGACATCTTCCGACACCACTCAAGCAGGCCTGTTGGGCATTAGCATTGTTGGTGATTTCCTATATTCTTGTAACGGTGATAGTCTTACGCGCTTTAAGCTGAAGCAGGGCATTAAGGGGCGCGTCCTCATGTCTACCCCCTTCTGTTCAGCAGTCCTGAAGCTTTGGTCAACCCTGAACATGACCAGTGGGATGCTATATTTCAACGATGAGTGGGTGCACGCCTATTTTGGTGATTGGTCAGTGTATGGCCGCATCCTTGAAGTGCAAGACCCTATCAACTTTGAAACCTTGATAAAGAATAACCTGAAGGGGCAAACGCCGGTTCAGCCCATACCTGATGATATGGATGAGGCCTTATCTCGTGCTCGGGTATTGTCAGACCCTGAAAGTCAGAAAACAGTGCTGACTGTGAGCAAGGGTAAACTTAAGATGCTCACTGAAACCCATATGGGTGAGATCAAGGATGAATTATCACTGAAAGATCACCCTGACGTGATAGCCAACGTCAACGCCAGCCACTTGCAGCGGGCCATTCGTCACTGTGACCACTTCTCAATTCTTGAGCGGTGCGTCCTGCTTGAAAAGACCCCTGACGTATTAATGCTTGTGAGCAACATGAATTAAATGAGTTTCTTTTTTCAGGAGCATAAGGCCAAGCCCGCCAAGCGCCAAGTACCAGCGCAGGCGGGCAAAGCATCTAAGGAGACCCTCAACCGCCTTGGTTGCAGGGGGTGTCCTCTTGATAAGTGCAATAACCTGCACCCTAAGATGGCACCTGACTTGTGCAATGAAACTGACATTTATTTTTTGGGAGAAGGTCCAGATGATGTCGAGGATGAAAAAGGTATGCCCTTTGTGGGCAAAGCTGGAAAACTACTTAAGTCTATTCTTGGCACTACTGATGGTTACTCTTTTGATAACGTCATTAGGGATTTTAGTGACCCTAGCGCTAGGAATCCATCTCCGGCTTGGATAGCAATGGAATGCTGCCGGGGGCTCGTGGCCAAATCCATTGAGCAAGCCAAGCCTAAGCTAATTGTCGGGCTTGGTATCCTACCCCTGCAATGGATGCTCAATTCAAGCGATATGGTGGGGCTGCGGGGCCGAGTATTTGCAGTAAAAGTGGGCAACCATCCTTGCTGGTTCATGCCTACCTACCATCCGCAGTTTATCATAGACAACGCCTATCAGGGCTCTGAGCCACTCCGTAGTAAACTGGGGCATTGCCTCAAGTTTGACGTGGCCCGGGCTGTTAAGCTTGCCCAAAGCCTCAAACCGCCCAAAATTGACACGCTGCAAGGCGCTAGGGCAGGCGTACAGGCGTTTAATGGGCAAAGCCGCACCCAACTGGCCCCGCTATTAAAGCTTATCAGTGAGGCCCGCAAAGCCCCGGTAAAGGCAATCGATATTGAAACTAGCCACCTGAGGCCCTATGCCAAGGATGCTAAAATCCTGACGGTGGCTATTAGCTTTGAAGATACCAATTTTGCCTTTGCTATGGATCATCCAAAGGCCCAGTGGGCTGAAATAGACAAAGGTGCAATCAAACTAGCC